ACTGAAGTTGAAAAATTTAAAAGCCAATTGGCGGAGCAAAAATTTGAAAGCAAAGCCCAAACAAGATTGGCAACAGGTAGGTTAAAAGACGCAGTGAAACTTGAATCTGAGAGATTACGTATTAATCGTAGTCAAACTCAAGAAGATGACGAGACATTGCAGGAAGGATAACTAATGAGTGACGCATATGAAAACGGACATCAAGAAAGTGAAACCGTTGATAATGTAGGGCAAGACGAAGGTGTTGATACGCAAGAGACTTCTGGAAACTGGGAAGAACAAGCAAAGTACTTCCAAAGTGAAAAGGATAAACTCGCAGCGGAAAACTCTCAACTAAAAAAATACAAAAAAATAGGACAATTATTGGAATCTCGTCCAGATATAACCCAGACCATAACTGGTATGGTACAAGGACAAGGTCAACCAGCACAACCTGAACGTATTGAATTAGCTAAAGATGAATTTGACCCATGGGAAGCCTATAATGACCCGCAGTCTAAATCGTACAAGTTCAGACAACAAGAATTACAGGACTCTATTAATGGAGCTGTCAACCAACAAATGCAAGGATTGCAAAAAACGCAAGGCGAAATGCAGTTAAAGACCGAACTACAACAAAGAGGCTTAGCGCCTGAAGAAGTAGACTCTTTTATGAATTTTGCAGCACAAAATCCTGCTGAGTATGGTGTTGATGGTGCTATTAAAATGTGGAGAGCTGTAGCTAATTCTGAACAAGGACAGCAAGTAGAAAGACCACTTGATAGTGTACGTCAAACACAAGGAACACCTGCTCAAGGCGGTGTATTGCAAGGACAAGCTCCTCAAACTCCTAAGTCTGATGAAGATACTATGTGGGATGGTATTTTAAAAGCTGGTAGTCGTACGAATGTATTGTAAATTATAATATAAACAAGGAGAAATAAATGGCTAATTATGAAACAGGCCAAGTAAAATTTGGAACTCCTGGTGGCAATACAGTAGACAGTGCAAATTTAAGCACAAGAAGACTGTATGACTTTAGTGATAGAATTGCTGAGCTAGCCCCAGAAGAGTCACCATTTTTTGTATATTTGTCAAATGTAGGTAAAGTACCTACAGCAGACTCGCAATTTAGATTTTTAGAAGATAGAACTAAAATTGCAATGACTGATAGAAGCTTCACTACATCAAGTAATCTTGGTACTATAGCAGAAGATACTACAGACACAATGACTATATCTTCATCACCATGGATAATTAAAGGCATGGTACTTATGGTTTCATCTACTATATCTGGTATGGGTGAAGGAACAAATGCAGCAACATGTGTTGTTACAGGCGTAAATTCAGCAACAGAAATAGAAGTTAGATGGTTACGTGAAAATTCAACATCGGGAGTTACTATTGATGGTTCTGGTACAGCGGTAAAATGCCAAGTAATTGGAACAGCATTTGCTGAAGGTTCTGGAGCGCCAGATGTGTTTTCACAAAAATTAGACAATGATTATGGTTTTACTCAAATATTTAAAACTGCATGTGAAATGTCTAATACAGCTAGAGCTACTGTATACAGAGGATATGCTGATGAATGGCAAAGAATATGGAATCTTAAATTAAGAGAACATAAAATTGACATTGAAAGAGCTATGCTTTTTGGACAAAGAGCTTCTGTTGGTGGTGTTCAATACAGTGAAGGTATTGTAGGTCATATTATTGCTGAAGGTGCAGCTCCTGTGGTAGACGGAAATCAACTTTCTTACACTGAAGGTGCAGCTTATCATAAATCTATAGCTTCAGGCTCTATGACATACGATAATTTTCTTTCTGATTTAGAAGTTGTTTTTGACCCTGCAAGAGGCGGAAGCGCATCTAAGTTAGCATTATGTTCATTACCTGTTATATCTTTATTTAATAAAATAGGTGGTAGTTCTTTTATAGATGATTCTTTTGGTGGTACAGAAGATAATCCTGGAAGATATATGTTTGAGCGTTCTAATGGAACTTTTGGTCATAAAATAATGAAGATTGAAACAATTCATGGTGATTTATCACTTGTGAAAGAACCTTTATTTAGAGGTTTAGCTTCAACATTTATGGCTTTAGTTGATTTAGACCACGTGTCTTACAGACCGTTAGTTGGTAATGGTATTAATCGTGATACATCAATTACAACAAATGTGCAACAAGCAGATGAAGATTTAAGAAAAGATATGATTCTTACAGAAGCAGGTCTTGAAATAACTCTTCCTGAAACACATGCGTTGTTTAACATAGAAGGAGCTTAGTTATATGAGAAGTGACGTATTAAACTCAAGTAGCAATAGCTATGGTCAAGTACCTAGTTATTTAAAAACTACAGCTAAAACTGCTGACTTTGCAGCAGCTTCTGGACATGTGTATGTTGTAACTAAACTAGATGGATGTGCTGTTACATTACCAGTTCCAAAAGTTGGAGATGTAATTAAAGTAATTTTTGATGGCGCAACAAGTAATAGTCATACAATTACATCAGATGCATCAACTACTTTGTTTGAAGGTTGGGCATCAATGTCAGATACAGCTGACCAAACTGCAGCAGCTATGGAAAACTTTGTTGCTGACGAAACAAATGACCGAATTATTACATTAAATCGGACAACTACTGGTTTGTCAGGCAAAGTAACATTAGTTGGTGTTGCTAATAACAGGTGGTATGTAGAAGCAGAACTTCAATCAAATGGAGATGCTGCTACACCATTTAGTTAAACCAAAACAATAAGGTTTAATAGTTTTGTAGAACTATGGGGTAAATCATATAAAAGGTTTACCCCGAATCTACTAAGAATTTTTTATAACAAGTACGTTCATGCTCATGCCAGAGCTTAAAGTACACTCAAAAGGAGAATAAAATGGCAAACTCAAGTTTACATAAACTTACAGTCGTAGAAGCACAAAATGCTGCTTTAGGTCAGGCTGGAGCTAAATTCATATCAGACACTTCTGTACATTCAGGAAACTTTGTAGCAATACAATGTGTAGAAGATACTGTGTTTAATGCGTTAACACCTGCAGATACTACAAATGGTTATGGTGTAGGTTCATATAATGGTAACACAATGGCTTCAGAAACTATACCAGCAGGAATGACTATCTATGGTCGTTGGACTAGTATAGATTTAACATCTGGTGCAGTAATAGCTTATATAGGTTAATATGCCTTTAGGATTAGGTAGTAACTTATCAAGAGCAATTTCTAAACCTATAACACCTGGTATAGTAACAGATAACCTCGTACTAAAGCATAACTATAATGCAGGCAGTGTAGTACCTATAAGTGATGGTTCTGTATATACTGATGGTGCTAATGATAATATTAATTTTGGACCTTTGGATATGCCTTCTGGTGCATTTACTATTGGAGGATGGTTTTGGTTTGCTTCAGGACAATTAGAAGAAAGGCCTTCTTTAATAGGAAGAGCTACATGGGCAGGAACAGCAAAAGGCTTTTTAATGAGATTTAATAATGACTCTTCTGCTAGCGACACAACCGCTTTGCAAGTAGTTATGGGAGATGCAACTTCTAGCGGAAATAATCAAACTGATGTATATAGTACTACTATTGTAAGGGACCAGTGGAACCATATAATGGTAACAGTAGATGGTGAAGCTTCTGGTTCTAAAACTTTAAAATGTTATTTAAATGGAGCTTTAGACTCTACGCACACTTCAGTGCATTATGTTCCAGACGATACTTCAACAACTGATTTTTTAATTCATAAAGCAGATAATATGAATGCTGGAGATTCAGAAGTAAAAGGTTATGCGTGTAATTGTGCTTTGTGGCAAACAGATTTAACACAATCACAAATTAAATCTATAATGAACAAGAATTATGCTGGATTAACATCTAGCGAAAAAACAAACTTAGTATCATGGTGGAATTTAAATGCAAGTTATTCTTCTAGTGATGGAGATACAAATGTAGTTTTTGATAATTATCATTCAGGTGGGGAGTCTTTAGGAAGTGAGATGGTTATTGATGGTAGTTTTAATAATAATGCTACATCGTGGACAGTTGATACATCAAATGATTCAGCTGTTAGTATATTAAATAATGCTGTTACAGTAACAAATTCAGGAACAACAGGATATGGAAGTATTCAACAAACTTCTACTGATTTTGTTGATGGTAATTATTACAAATTAACATTTGATGTGACAGCTTTAACTACTTCTGATGGTATTACAGTTTATAATTATAATAGTAATTTAACAAAAACATTAGAAAGTATTACAACTCCTGTAACAATTACTGACTACTTTTTAGCTAGCAATACAGATGGTGTTGATATACGAGCAATATGTTCAAGTGGAGAAAGTATTACTATAGATAATATATCAGTAAAACAAGTTAATGGAAATACGGGGACACTTTCATAATGGCAGCTACAATACAAACAATAGTAAAACCAACACGAGCTAGAGGATTAGATACTTCTGCTGGAGAACAAATAGTAGGTAACCAATTACTTGGAGACCCAAGTTTTGATACTGCTGTAGCAGAATCAACAGATGGCAATAGTACAACAGGGACCTATTGGAAAGTTAATGATGCAGACCTTGAAATAACTGGCGGTAAAGCAGTATGGACATCTTATAGCGGTACTCAAAATAGAAGACTTCAAGACAATGTAACTGGTCCTTTTGATGATGTAACTGCTAGATATAGAGTTTCTATAACAGTTTCAGATTATACTTCTGGAGAACTAAAGTTTGTTACAGGTTCTTATAACAGTGGATTTGTAATAAATTCTGCAAAAACATGGGTTCTTGATATGTCACCAGTAACAGGTTCTGGAAACCTTCAAATAGATGCAAGTACAGATGCTGTAATGTCAGTATCAGATGTAACTGTTTATAAGTTAGAGTCCTTTGGTAACAACAATCACGCACAAATATATTCAGGTAGAGGATTATACTTTGATGGTGTTACTGATTATTTAACTGTAAATGGAGGGAATAATGTAACTTTTGTAGATTGGTCTGAACAAACAACTCAAGCTGCTAAAGCATGGACTATATCTTTTTGGATTAAATTAAATGCGGACGAATCTGCTTATAAAAGAATTACAGGTAGTGCAAGTTCTCTTATAAGTTATATAGCTATAACAAGTAATGAAAAATTAGCACTATATAGTCTTGATGATGCAGCTTGGCAAATATGGGAGCCACCTTTAAAATTAAATACATGGTATAGAGCAGTTATAGTATTTGATGGAAGCACTAAATTAACTGCATATTTAAATGGGGTATCTTTAGGTGAAAAAACTATAACAGAACCAACAGGTAATAATGGAGATTTACAATTAGATAGAATTGGTGATGATAATGGTGATGACCATTTTAATGGATGGTTATCTGATTTTCAAGCATGGCAAGGAGCATGGACAGCTGATAATGTAACCTATGATTATCTTAATCCAGAACAATTAGTATTAAATAGAGGTGGTACATCGCTAACTAACTCTAATCTTAAACTATGGTACCCAATGAATGAAGGTCATAGAGGTAATCAGTCTTATATACTTGATGCTTCTAATACAGGTATTGGTGATTTTATGGAAACCACTACAGGAACTACTAATCCTTACATGAGCGAAGATACTGGCTGGCTTACTGGAGGTTTTGATGACGGAGATACAACTATACCAGTTGACGGTGCTAATGAACAAGCTTTTTATGTTACAGATAAATTTGTAACAGGCGGTCGTTCATTATATTTTAAAACAGTTAGTTCAGATAGTAATGAAAATATTTTTGCTCAATACAATTTTGTTGCAGGTACAACATATAAGTTTTTTGCAAGAGTATGGGTAGTAGACCAAGGAAACAACCAAATGCCAGGTTTATACCAATCTGATTCAAGATTTCAAAATGGTGTTATAAAATTTCCTACAGCTTATGGAGAATGGCAAGAATTAGAAATGATTTTAACTTGCGATTCTTCTGGTATTGGTAATAACCAAATAGGTGGAAGTGGAAGCGGAAAAACTGTAAAATTTTATTTAGATGAATTTTGGGTTAAACCAATAAACGATAAACACAACGCAACAACTGTATTTTATGGTGATGAGCAAATAACTGAACAAGTAGATAGAGATTTTAGTGGTGTAGGTGGTAATTGGGGTAATTATGGAAGCTCTTCAACTGCTCCTTCAGTATCAGGAGAAAAGCTAGTATGTGTTACAGATGGAGACGGTGGTAATGAAGGCGCTCAATTATCTCTTGGCAGGGTAGATGGAACAGGAAGTGCATACCCAATTGTAGCTGGCAGAACTTATAGAATGCGTGCTAAATTAGATAATACAGCTGGAAAAACAACTCCTGATATAAATTTTTCTTTAGGGGGTCGTCATGCTAACGTAACAGCAACAGATGGCTCTCCTAGTGATGGAACTATTGATACAACTGAACAAGAGTATTATGCAGATATTCTAGCTTCTGACAATTCAACTGCGGTATTAATTTACCAAACATCTGCAGATAAT